TGAAGGTTTACGGGTTTACGGTGCGGTTACGTCACGAACCCATGTGCCACCTGTGAAGGTGACCTCAACGGTGGCAAGTTCGCCCACGGTTGAGTTGATTGGGGTGAAGTCGCTGAGCATGCAGTTTGTGATGATGTACTCAGGGTTAGAGGCGGACTCTGTGGTTCCTGATGGCGAGATGGTCAGAATCGTTGTGCCTGTGCCCACGCAAGAGTTGAGGATTGCTTCAACTTCTGAAGCGCCATAGCTGAGAAACAAAGTCATTGAAACTTCGACGTTTTGAAGACCAGCTGTGAAGCGGTGTCCTGTGTCGCCGAAAGCGGTGGACTCGAGCGAGTCAACGCCGACCATGACGGAAACGGCGTTTGCTTGGTCTGAAAGGTCTGTGGTGGTTGCGCCCTGCGTGATGTTAATCGTGGCATTGCTGAGGAATGTTGTTGTAGCCATGAGGGCTCCTTTTGGTTAGTTGCGCCGTACGGCTACGGCAACGGTTAAATCATAGGAAGGCAGGTCTTGCCCCCCGATGGATACGAGGCCCGGACGTAAATCCGTGACCGCGATTGGTGAGTTCATTATCTGGTCTGCAATTTGCATCAGGTAATCGCCTGCGTCTTGATTGCCCGGAGGCGGTGCCAGCACACGAAGTCGAAGAGTGATGTTGCCTACGTTGTATGTAAACGAGTCAACGGTTGGAAGTTCAATCAGCACAGACAGTGGGCGAGCGTTGCGAGGGTCGGTGATAGGCACAAGCCCGAGAGTGGTAAGCGCCGTCTTACAAGCGTTTACAGCCTCGTACAAAATGCCTGAACTGCTCACGCGACTTGCGCCCTGCCACAGCCAAGCAGCTGCATAATGCGGTGAAGGGTGACAGGTTGTGCAAGGTTGCCCATGCCGTCAAAAGCGCCGTATGCGTCACCGCTAGTTCCGCGTTCACGGTAAAGCGTTGCTGCATACATCGTGGTGCCTAACTCGACATCGGCGCTGGGGACGGTGCCCTGCAGATCGGTGTAGCCAGCCTCACGGCGTTTACGGAAGCACCAAGCGTTAGCAGCACTGACACACTTAGCCACGAAGGCCGTGTCGTTAGCGGTTGCCACGTCAATACCAAGCCACGCCAGCACAAGGGCTGAAGTAGTCCAAGTGATGGTCTCGGTAAACGTCAGGGTGCCAGAAAGCGCCTTGTACTCATCGTCATCGTTGTGACCCGTGTGGGCATACAAAACCTGATTGAGTTTCGGCACGTCATAGTTGAACTCGAGATAACCCTGCTGGTCTTTCCCGATGTACTCCCACTCTTCGACGCTGATAACGGTGAATGTCCCGTTGAACTTTGCGCCAGCGCCTGCGACAACGATGCTGTCACCGGGCTGAACCTCGGAAGGGGTCAGGGTCTGTACGGCTGACACATCATCAAAGTGAAAACCATGAGTGATTGTGTAAACAGACATACAGACCCTTTCCTAACTACCTAGTGATTAGGCGAAGGCTGCCTTGACAAACTTAGTGTTGTCAATCATCAGGGCCGCGAAGTACCCCCTCAGAGCCAGAGACCTTGACAAAGTAGATGGTGACTCCACAGTCATGGTGCCCTTTTGCTGCTCGAACAGCTCATAGCCAGTTGCGTCACCAATAATCATGGTTCCAGCTGCAAAGTTGCGGTCGACAACAACGGACAAACCAAAAGCGTTTCCGCCGTTCTGGTTTACACCAAGGTCACCAACTGCGTTCATTGGGCCTACCTGTGGGAAGAGTGGACGCTTTGTGGTGTCGGACAATGAAAGAAGGCCTTCCCAAATGTCGGCGCTGACAAACAAGTGACCGGGAAGGTTGCCGTTTGAAGAGCTAAGAATTGTTGACGCTGCGCCACCAATCCAGCCCGTCCAGTATGAAGGATCAGCGAAGGATGCGTTTGCAAATGCGCGTGTAACTGATGCACCTGACACGAGGGTGTCTGCTGCGTAGTTGTCGGTTGCGTTTGCGTAGATACGGCCCATGTCGTCAAGAACTACCTGCAAGATTGAAGGATCTGTCCAGTCAATGTCGGCTTCGGAAATGTTTACATATCCACCGAAAATTTGCTTGGTGACCTGATTGTTGAAAACAACAAGTGTTCCAGCGGTTGGTGACTGCTCGCTAATCGAGGCACCAATGCTGACGTGCGTGGTGACTTCTGGACGAATAAACACTTTGCCACCGGCAGGCATGGCCTTTACGCCAACTGCGTCAACAACTGGACGGCGACCGATGAAGTTGTTGTAAACAGGCTGAACGATTGGGGTTGGCAAGATGCCGGGTGTGTCGGTTGTGACAATGTCGGGAGCAGCTGCGCGGAGTGCTTCTGACATTTGGTGCCATGCCGAACCGCCAGCGATAAATGCTGACATGTATTCAACTGCGGTTGGCAATTTTACTTCACGGCGAGCTGCAGCGAAGATTGGTGCTGTTGGAACGATTTCAGCCGAAGCCTCAACCGTTGGGGTATCTGTTGACATGGTTTCCTCCTCGGAAATGTCTTGGGGTTGGGGTTCGACAACTTCTTCTTCTGACTCTTCGTCAGGCTGGGAAGCAGCGATTTCTGTGATGACAGCATCGGGGAACGCTGGCATGGCGACAAGTGAGATCTCTGCTAGAGAAGCCTTAGAGACAACCATTGTCCCGTTCTTGTCGTACTTAAACTTAATTGGAATAGCGCCGACACTTACAGAGTCGTAAGCGCCAGCCTTCACAAGTTCGATGGCCTCATCGGAGGCGCGAGTCTTTGCAAACTTTGCTGTAAACAAAAGACCTTCTTCGGCTTCAACGAGTTCGGTGACAACACCACGCAACTGCGTCATGTCGTGACCCTCGAGAAGTTTTGGTGCCTTTGCGTTTACGTCAAAAGCGCCACGGCGAAACATGACCGATTCACCCGAGGACACTGTCGCTGGAGTGTCCCAAGGAACAGCCACGCCCGTGATGGTACGGGGGCTGTCCTCGCCAGCGGCAGCGTCCAAGGTGACTGGCACGGCTACAAACTCAATCTTCACAATTCGTCATCCGTTTCATTGTTAGGCATGCCACTAGGGCTTTCCGATCCTTCGTAGTCCTCGATGTCAAACTCGACATAGCGGTTACGGGGGAGAACTTGTGCGCTGGAAAGGGTCTGCTCAATAGCGTCCATGTAGATGCGAGCGCCGAAAAGGTAGAGATCCTGACGCGCTTGCTGTGCGTTTTGGTAAGTCATGCTTGCGCCCTCAGTCGGTGCGCTCACGAGGTAAGCAGGCACGGAACACAGACGAGCCATTTCTAGGGACTGGTACTTGCGCTGATCCGCAATTACCTCTTGAGGGTTCTGTGCAAACTCACGAAACTGAACTTGACGCGACAGTGCACCGATGGCGTTCTGCTTACGAGCTGCAGCCCACGCCGAAGCGAGGGAACCAAGGTCATCGCCTGACATGTCCTCGCCATCAATTTGTTGCAGATAGCCCGGAACTGTTTCAAGGCTGGCATAGCGGTCGGCTGCCATATTTAAGAAGATGTTTGTGTTAATGGCTTGAGCGCCAATCTTCAAGATGCCCTCAATGGGGCTCAAGAACTGGATCACATTGTTTACGTCAAGAGGTTGACCGTTGAACTCCAGCTCAGAAGACGGCCCGAAATACTGAGGGATACCTGTCTGCTCGGTGCTTGAGATGTTTGCAGCTGGGAGCCATGTAAACGAAGCAGGCAACCCGGTCGAGTAGCGCGTGGTGACATAGGCGTATGCAGCACCATAGAAGAACATGTCCGAGAAGATGTTTACGAAGAAGAACGAGCGCGAGACCTTGGGGTCTGGGGTTTCCATCCACGGCTCAAGAGGCAGATAAACCTCGTCATAGTCGGAGCCGTTCCACTGCTTTGAGTAGTGCTTTAGGCCGACAGATCCGATGATGCCTGCGAGCAGGTCACGGGAACGAGAGACCGTGGGAATACTCAGCGCACGAACCTCAGCGGAACCCGTGGTGTAGTTGATGAAGTTGCCGATATAGGACGCGCCTGCAGCCGCCTGCACAGGTGCAGAGGCGAAGTTAGCGCTCTCGGTCTTGCGTGAGAAAATACCCATCTCCTCGGAGTCTTACACAAGGTTGTTGCAAATGCAACTATCTTGATGAACCCATTGTCGGTTTATTTCCGTGTCCGGGTCTCGACACCATTGCAGCTGCAACGATGAGACAACGGCAAGCCTCGATGGGCCCGGGTGATCGTTGGCTGGAAATTGACAATGCCCCACCCTGTCCCCGAATTAGGCAAGCCCTGTTTACATGCTCCGACAAGAGAATTTCGCCCGTGTGTTTTACTCGGTCTTCGTTGATAAGACCCTTGACAGTGGACGTGTACTTGTTTATTTCGCCGTAGCCCCACTGCACCGTTCGGCGCTGAAACTTCTCGGGCGTGTGAATAAACAGAGATGGCGTAATCGCCAGCTGCGTTTTTGGTTCACGCTCCAACGAGGCTGTGATCTGCTCCCACATTTCAGCAATAGACTCAGTCTGAAATTCGACACTGGCGACAATGTCCCCGTCCGTATTTTTGCGACACCAAACCCCAACGTACTTCGAGTCGTCCACGGCGGAGTCAACCGCCAGCACCGAAGTCGTGCCATCCCACTCAGAGTTCTCTGTAAACCGTTTTGCCCACTGCCCCGGCGGTAGCCACGAAGATGCAGCCGACACCCACATGTTGCAGTGAGCGCGAAGCCACTGTGATCGGTCAGGGCTGGAGTGTGCAGCTCGAAGCGACTTCAGCGTGACCGTTCGTGGCATGCTCGGATTGGCGTAGCCCCAATACCGTTCGTCATCAGGGGACACCGACTCGGGCACAGACCACTCAGCCATGTACAACTCGCCCGGCTCACCCTTGTCAATCTGACCGATAGCCTGCTCCCTAAGTTTCTTCATCACGGTGCTTGACTCATCGCCAGCGGTGGACACCAACAATGACAACCCCGACTTAACAGCAATTTGGGCAGGCTTCAAAGCGCCGAAGTATGCAGCCTCTGTGATGGCCCACAGCTCGTCCACAATTAGAATGTCCACGCCCGAGATGCCGTGCTTCTTGCCTGTTGCAGCCTTGACTAAATACTCAGAGCCGTCCACCATTTTGACGCGGTGACGACCATACGCCCACGTCACTTTGCACAGCCCCGACTCTTCCCACAACTCAAAGAGATCACGCAAGTCCTCAAAGACCTCAGTCGCCAGCGACAACTCGTGAGCCGTGGACACGACCTTGACGGGTCTGCCCCAAATCCGTGGCAACTCAAGTAGGCAAAACCCCACCACCGCCGAAAGCATAAAAGTCTTACCCTGCTGGCGAGCACAAAACGCCATTGCACTCGAATGTGTAAACGAATGGTCAGGATCATGCTCAAAAGCACCGGTGAGAACATTGACTTGCCACGGAAACAAATGACGGTTCAGGTGAGCAGCTGCAAAGTCTGCAATGAGAGGCCCATAAGACTCGTACCCAATAGTGGGCGTTTCCAGCCGTGGCTGATCAGAACCAACGCCAGCCGTTAACGGCGGTAACAACCTGTCTTGAGCTGAGTCATGACTGTTTTGGGAGATACGCGAAGA